CCATCCGATTCTCCCCCGTCTCATGCAGAATCTGCATAACCTCATGCGCTTGCTGCATCAGGGTAATCTCTGTTAGGGTTGACCCGGTCAGGGTAATCCTGGGTAGGGTTTGTATGGGGGGGGAGGGTGGGGGTGGTGATGTAAAAGAAGCGGGAGCCACCCCCATTCCGAAAAAGTGGAATTGCAGCTATACATCTCAAGCCCCCCCACCTTCCGAAAAAGCCAAATTCGACCTATACACTCAGCGTAGTGCTGATGTGAAGACAAAAGAGTAGAGACCCGTAAGTGGGTAGTCCTCTTAAAGAGGGAGCCTCTCGTTTATCTAGACTATGCCCTGATGGCACCTGAACAACGTTGCCCCGTTCACCTGGCCTGCGGTGTCTCACGACATTGACAGGGGGCTACTAGAAACTCGCCCAGTTCGTCACGTTTATCCTACTTGGTCGGCTCAACCGCATAGAGGGGTGGGTCATGCCCCCGTTTGTGATGACTGTATCATGGTTTACCCCATTCGGGAATACGGCAGTTTCCTATACAATCTTGTCATGGCTTATCGAACTCCTGCTGTGCTGCCCAAGACTGAGTACCAGCGCCTCAAAGAGCTGAAGCGTATGCTGGTTGAGTCTAAGGGCGAGGCTGTGGTCAAGAAAGTGATTGACATTGCCATGAATGACGATCATCCTCAGCAGATGGTTGCGCTCAAGATGTGCATGGAAAGAGCATTGCCTGTCAGCATGTTTGAGAAGACCAGCGCACAGCGCAGTGCTGTCAACATCACCATCTCTGGCATCGGTGTCCAGGTTGGTGAGACTGTAGAGGCTGAGGACATAGAACCCAAATATGAGTGACCTGAACTTCTCACTACTGCCCTGGCAGCAAGAGGTCTACAAAGACCCAACCCGTTTCAAGGTGATTGCTGCTGGCCGTAGGTGTGGAAAGAGCAGGCTTGCAGCTACCATGCTGATCATCGAGGGACTACGCTGCCCTCAAGGTTCAGCAGTGCTTTACGTCAGTCCTACGATGGGACAGTCTCGCCAGATCGTGTGGGACTTGTTGCTCGATCTTGGTAGGGAGATCATCCAGACCTCCAACGTCAACAACCTGGACATCACACTGATCAACGGGGCCAGGATCTACGTCCGTGGCGCTGATCGCCCTGATACCCTGCGGGGAGTGTCTCTGACCTTTGCCGTGCTGGACGAGGTGGCAGACATCAAACCCCAAGCCTGGGAGCAGGTTATCCGCGCTTCTCTGTCCGACAAGAAAGGCAAGGCTATCTTCATCGGGACACCAAAGGGTCGCAACTGGTTCCATGACCTATGGAAACTGGGGCAGGATGGCGAGGATGCTGACTGGAAGTCCTGGCACTTCACCACCAAAGACAACCCTCTGATCGACCCCGATGAGATCGAGTCTGCCAAGAAAACGCTGTCCAGCTTTGCATTCAAGCAGGAGTACTTGGCATCGTTCACCAATGCTGGGTCTGATGTCTTCAAGGAAGAGTGGATCAAGTACGGGGAAGAGCCTACGATGGGATCTTACTTCGTGGCTGTTGACTTGGCTGGCTTTGAGGAGGTTGCCAAACAGGCTGCAAACTCCAAGAAGAGGCTGGATGAGACAGCCATTGCTGTGGTCAAGGTCACTGATGATGGCAAGTGGTTCGTCCAGGAGATCGATCATGGCCGCTGGGACATCCGTGAGACTGCATCTCGCATACTGATTAAGATGCGGGACTACCGGCCATTGAGTGTTGGCATTGAGAGGGGGGCACTGAAGAACGCCGTTTTGCCCTATCTAAGCGACCTGATGAGGAAGAACAACGTGTTTTCCCACATCGTTGATTTAACTCATGGAAACCGCAAGAAAACGGATAGAATCGTGTGGGCGTTGCAAGGCCGCTTTGAACACGGCAGAATTGTGCTCAATCAGGACGAGGATTGGGACACCTTTGTGGATCAGCTACTTCTGTTCCCGGCAAATGGTGTGCATGATGACCTCCCCGACGCACTTTCCTACATTGACCAACTCGCAGTGACTTCTTATTTTAGCGAAGAAGATTCTGATGATTGGGAGCCTTTGGATGTTATAGCAGGGGTCTGATATGGAGCAAAACGAGTTCTACGAGCCGACGGAGAATGATAAGGAGCTGACGGCCTTTGTCGTAGACCATTGCGACCGCTGGCGCACCTATCGAGACACCAACTTCCTGGACTCGTACCTGGAATACGAGCGCATTTTCCGTGGCCAGTGGGCACCTGAAGACAAAGTTCGGGACTCTGAGCGCTCTAGGATCGTCACTCCTGCTACCCAACAAGCCGTTGAAACCCGCCATGCAGAGATCATGGAGGCTATTTTTGGCCAGGGTGAGTTCTTTGACATCCAAGACGACCTCAAAGACGTAAACGGCAATCCTCTAGACGTGGCTGTCCTCAAAGCACAGCTCATGGAGGACTTCAAGCAGGACAAAATCAGAAAAGCTATCGACCAGATCGAGTTGATGGCCGAAATCTATGGCACTGGCATCGGTGAGATCGTCGTTAAGACCGACAAGATCTTCGAGCCTGCCACGCAACCCATCCCTGGACAGCCAGGGCAGGCTGCAATCGGTGTCGTAGAGAAGAGTCGGGTGGCTGTTAAGCTCAATCCGGTCAATCCCAAGAACTTTGTGTTTGATCCCAACGGCACTTCCATTGATGACTGCATGGGTGTTGGTATTGAGAAGTATGTTTCGATCCACAAAGTCGTTGAAGGCATCGAAAAAGGCATCTATCGCAAGGTCAACATCGCTCCTACCTACGAGGACACGGATCTTGAGCCTACACAGGAAGTAAGCCAGTACCAAGACGAGAAAGTTGTCCTCCTGACCTACTACGGTCTTGTGCCAAAAGAGTATTTGACGGAAAACGATGACGAAACTGTCGATCTTTTCCCTGAAGACTCGGCGGCAGATGAATACACGAACATGGTTGAGGCGATTGTTGTGATCGCCAATGGCTCTCTTTTGCTCAAAGCAGAGGAAAGCCCGTACATGATGAAGGACAGGCCTGTCATCTCGTACCAAGACGACACTGTGCCTAACCGTTTGCTGGGTCGTGGCACGGTTGAGAAGTCCTACAACATGCAGAAGGCTATCGACGCGCAAGTTCGCAGCCATCTGGACTCTCTGGCACTGACAACTGCCCCCATGATGGGTCTGGATGCCACTCGTTTGCCGCGTGGTGCCAAGTTTGAGGTCAAGCCTGGGAAGGCATTCCTGACCAACGGCAACCCTGCCGAGATCATGTATCCCTTCAAGTTCGGTCAGACTAGCCCTGAAAACTTGGCTACTGCCAAAGATTTTGAGCGTATGCTGCTCCAGGCGACTGGAACGATTGATAGCCAGGGGGTGGTGAGCAGCACTAACCGCGACGGTGCGGGGATGTCTGTGGCTGTAGCCACGATCATCAAGAAGTACAAGAGGACTCTGGTCAACTTCCAAGAGGACTTCCTGATCCCTTTCATCCAGAAGGCAGCGTTCAGGTACATGCAGTTCGATCCAGAGCGCTATCCCAGTGTGGACATGCGTTTCATCCCGACTGCTACTCTGGGCATCATTGCTCGTGAGTACGAGCAGCAGCAGTTTATCGGTCTGCTACAGACACTGGGGCCGAATACCCCTGTCCTGCCGCTGATCTTGAAGGGTATCTTGAACAACTCTAGCCTAACGAACAGGTACGAGTTGATGGCAGCACTTGATCAGATGAGCCAGCCCGACCCGCAGGCACAGCAGATTGAGTTGGCCAAGCAGCAGTTGGCTTTGCAAGCCGCGCAGGCTCAGATTGCTGTCAACACTACGCAGGCAGAGCAGAACCGTGCAGAGGCTGCTAAGTTGATGACTGAGACGCAGTTGATGCCGCAAGAGGTTCAGGCCAAGGTCATCACGGCTACGACTAAGAACTTGCCTGCTGGCAACGAAAGCAACGAGTTCGACAAGCGGGTCAAGATTGCCGAGCTGATGCTCAAAGAGGCAGACATCAAGAACAAGACAAAGATCGTTGAACTACAGATGGCTGATAAGCTGTCAGTAGCTGCCAAGACCGAAGAAGATTTCTTGGAAGAACTGACAAATGGTTTGAAGCAAAATGCCTAACGTCAAAGACCTTCTTCGTAAGATCGAATCCGGAGATATCTCCTATGAAGAGAAGCTGGCCGCTTTGTCGCAGGTTGAAGCCTCTTTGCAGGAGCTAAAGGCAAAGAAGGAAGAGCGCGTCAAGTTCAACGTGCAGTTGATCATCGACGAGATCAAAAAAGTCAAGCAAGACGTTCAAGTTCAGCTTGATTACGCTCGTTCCATCGTCCCAGAGCGTGGCCCTAAGGGCGACCAGGGCGAGCGAGGTGTTGATGGGGCTCCTGGCCGCAATGGCGTAGACGGGCGAGACGGGCGAGACGGCAAAGACGGACAAGACGGGCAAGACGGCGTTTCGGTTACGGGCGCAAAGATCGATTTTGATGGCAGCCTGATCATCACGCTATCGACTGGGCGAGAGATCAACGTTGGTGAGGTCGTCGCGGCTGATCTGGCCGAGAAGATCCGCGTCACGATGTCCACCAACTCCACGGTGGCGATCCAAGACGAAGGCTCGACAATCACCTCTGGCGTTCGCAATATCAACTTTACCGGCTCTGGTGTTACGGCCACGGCGTCGGGCGACAGCGTGACGGTGAATGTCTCTGGCGGGGGTGGCGGCGGTGTAACCAGCGTCACCGGCACGGCCCCTGTCGTGTCTAGTGGTGGTACAACCCCCGCAATAAGCCTTGCAGCGGACTACGGCGACACGCAGAACCCTTATGCTAGCAAGACTGCAAACTTTTTTCTTGCTGCCCCAAACGGTTCGTCAGGAGCTCCTGCGTTCAGGGCAATTGTTGCGGCTGACATCCCAACGCTGAACCAGAACACCACAGGCACCGCTGCTGGGCTGTCTGCCACGCTGGCTATTAGTTCGGGGGGCACTGGTCAGACCACTCGTCAGGATGCAATGGATGCCTTGGCTGGAGCAGTTACGTCAGGCCAGTACTTGCGCGGTAATGGCACTGATGTGGTGATGTCGGCCATACAAGCAGCCGACGTACCAACGCTCAATCAGAACACCACCGGCAATGCGGCTACTGCCACAACGGCCACAAACGTGTCTAATGGCTTGGTTTCATCATCCCGCATCAATCCCAGGGTATCGTCCACCACATCAACCGCTTCGATCACGCCTGACATCAGTTCTTTTGATCAGTACGCGGTCACGGCCCAGGCTGCTACTTTGACCATCAACGCGCCAACTGGGACGCCAGTGGATGGAAACAAGCTGATCTTTAGAATTCTTGACAATGGCACTTCACAGAACTTGTCTTGGAATGCTACTTACACCGTAATTGGAGTGACTCTCCCTACAACCACAACAATTAACAAGATGACGTATGTCGGTTGCATCTACAACGCTGCAAACACTCGTTGGGATGTGATCGCTGTAACCACTCAGGCTTGATCATGAAAATCGACTTTGAATTCCAAACCCCACACGGCATGTTCCGCGATGCTTTGCATCTGCCTGATGATCACACCTTCACGGATGCTGAGATTGAGGCGATGAAGCAGCAGCGTGTGGACAACTGGATTGCCATCGTCACTGCCCCGCCTGTTGAAACTCCGCAGGAGTAAACATGGCAGATCGCTACTGGGTCGGCGGCACTGCAAGCTGGGACGCTACTGCGGGCACTAAGTGGGCATTGACCTCTGGCGGCGCTGGGGGGCAAGCTGTGCCCACTACATCTGACGATGTTTTCTTTGATGCTGCGTCCGGCGCGGTGACTTGTACGGTAGCAACCGTTGCGGCAAACGCAAGAAGCCTTAACTTTACTGGGTTTACTGGAACATTTGCAGGATCAACCAATTCGACAGTAGCTGGAAGTGTCACGTTTGTTGCCGGAATGACAACAACCTATTCGGGCACTATGTCAATAACTGGGACAGGGACGCTTACTTCCGCAGGTAAGACGCTTGGCCCAATTACTGTTAACGCCAGTGGTTTGACTGTAACTCTTGGCGATGCCCTTACATCTTCTGGCGCAGTAACAGTCACCGCAGGAACCTTCACCACCAATAACTTCAACGTCACTGCATCATCCCTGTCGTCCAGCAACAGCAACACCCGCACGATCAATCTGGGTAGCAGTACGGTTACGTTATCCAATTTGAGCGGAATTAGTTTTTCAACTATCACGGGCCTAACTTTTAACGCTGGCACGTCAAGCATTGTTCTTACCGCCACAACTGGCGCAACATTTACCGGTGGTGGGTTAACGTATTACAACGTTACATTTCCCGCCGCCTCTGCTTCAAACACAATCAACGATTCAAACACGTTTAACAACGTAACTTTCACAGGGCCAGCAGCGGCCGGAGTATCCATTGCTCAGTTTGGCAGCCGTCAAACCATCAACGGCACACTGTCCACCACAGGCACAGCAGGTAACCGTCGAGTCTGGTTCCGTGGATCAACCTACGGCCTTGCCCAAACCCTGACCATTAACAGCGCACCAAGCCTGACTGATGCTGATTTCCGTGACATCTACGTCATTGGCACTGCTGCACCGATCAGCGGCACAAGGATTGGCGATTTGCGTGGCATCAGGGGGATCACTGCATCTACACCAAAGACGGTGTACTGGAACCTTGCGGCAGGCGGCAATTGGTCGGCCAATGCTTGGGCCGCATCTTCTGGTGGTGGTGTCAGCACAGATAATTTTCCGTTGGCGCAGGACACGGCTGTCATTGAGAATACGGGGTTGAATACGTCGGCTACGGTGACGCTTGATAATGCGGTTCCGTACACAGGCACGGTCACGATGTCTACGCGCACGAACGCGATGACATTTGCTATCGCTACATCCCCAGCAATTTACGGCAATTGGACAAACGGCTCTGGGACCGCTATGTCAGGGTCTGGAACATTGTCGTTCTCTGGTAGAAATACACAGATCATCACTAGCGCCGGTAAGTCCTTTGGAACACCCATAAACATAACCGTTGATTCCTACGGCGGCTCAGTCGAACTCGCCGACGCGTTGAACATTGGCGGTAACACCCTCACCGTCACCAACGGCACGTTTGACACCAAGAACTACAACGTCACTGCTGGCTCTTTGTCGTCCAGCAACAGCAACGTCAGAACGATTACGCTGGGGTCGAGTACGGTTACGCTAACAAATTCCGGGAATTTTGTTGATTTCTCAACAAACACAAATTTAACTTTTAACGCTGGAACATCAACGATTGTAGGGACAAGTACATCGGCTAATTTTCTTGTTGGCGGTGCAACAGGTTCCTCTGGGGTTAATTTTTATAATGTTAGTTTTACGGGGGCAACCGCAGGATTAAGCACTTTAATTCGTGCAAACAATACATTCAATAATGTTACCGTAACAGCTCCAGCATCTGCTGGAATCGTGCAAGTAAGCTGTCAAGGCAACCAAACCATCACCGGCACATTGACCTGCGCTGGAGCCACGGCAGTACGCCGTGTTTTCCTGCAATCCAATACCCTTGGCACTCCCCGCACATTAACCGTTAACAGCCTGTCAGCCACTGACTGCGACTTCCGTGACATCACAATAGCTGGCACTGCTGCTGGCTCATCGCCTACCCGTGCTGGTGACTGCGGTGGCAATACAGGCATCACGTTCCCTGCGGCCAAGACGGTGTACTGGAATTTGGCTGGCGCTCAGAACTGGAGTGCTACGGCATGGGCACCGGGGTCTGGTGGGGTGCCTGACATCAACAACTTCCCGTTGGCTCAAGATACTGCGGTGTTTGATGAAGCTGCTGGCAGCGTGACGGGTACGATTACGATTAACGCAGCGTGGAACATCGGTACGTTTGATGCGTCACTGCGAACAAGCGCGATGACGTTGACCACTAGTACAAATGCCCCTGTTGTTTATGGCGACTGGAAGTTTGGCACAGGGGTAACTTCGTCTAGCACTACAGGCACGATTACGTTTGCGGGGCGTGGTACAGAAAACATCACCAGCAACGGTATTTCCTTTGGTTGCCCAATCACCATCGACTGCGCCACAGGAACAGTTCAACTCGCTGACGCTCTGACAATTAACTCCGCACGAACCCTGACCCTGACCAGCGGCACGTTTGATGCTGTGACGTATAACGTGACAACGGGGTTGTTTAATACCAGTTTTTCGACTACCAGAACTTTAAAAATGGGTTCTGGTACTTGGACGTTATCGGGAACAGGCGCAGTTTGGGCATCCGCAACAGTAACTAATCTTGCTTTCTACAAAGGCACAGCAAACATTGTCTTGTCTGATACAAGCGCCTCTGCTCGGACAATTACAGGTGGGGGGTTGTCTTTTAACAAGCTGACCATTGGCGGCGCAACGGGCACATCAACACTAACAATTTCGCAAGACAACCAATTCACCGAACTGGCCTCCACCAAGACCGTAGCGCACACAATTGCCCTTGGCACAACCACACAGACCTTTGGCGCTTGGACGGTCACAGGTACGGTGGGTAACGTGGTCACGCTGACCGGCACTGGAACTTCTCACATCTTGGCTGGTGCCTGTACATCAGGCATTGATTACCTTGCGATGGGCAGCATTGGCTTTGCTGCTACATCCCCCGGTGAGTTCTACGCTGGAGCCAACAGCACAGGGACGGCAGCAGCGCCCGTTTACCGCACAGCCAAGCCTGCTGACAGCACCCGATATTGGGTTGGCGGCACAGGCAACTGGTCTGACACGGCTCGGTGGTCTACAGGGTCTGGTGGTGGTTCTGGTGCATCTGTTCCAAGGAGCCACGACGATGTGGTGTTTGATAGCCTGTCCAACGCTACGGCATACACAGCCACGGTTGATGCCGTCACAGGCGGCATCAGAACAAAGGCACTGACCATTGCTGGCCCTCTTGTTGGCAACGTGACGCTGGCAGGATCAACGGCAATTGTTGGCATTCACGGCAACGTGACTCTGCCCGCAACGGGGCTGACTCGGACATATACGGGAGCAATCACACTATCTAGCTCTAGCACGGGCAGGACGCTGACGACCAATGGCGTTGCGCTTGAGTCTGGAATTACGATCAATGGTGTTAATTGTGAGTGGACTTTAGGTAGTGCGCTAAATAATGGCACATCATCGGTTGGGGTAACAAATGGAAATTTTTTACTAAGCACTTACAATCTAACAGCCAGCACTGTTCAATCAGATAATGCAAACTCAAGAACCATAAATTTTGGTTCTGGAACTGTTACTCTATCCGCATCAACCCCTCTTAATCTTGGTACAACAGAAACCAACAGCTCAGCGTTAACTGTTACGGCTGGAACTGCGCAAATAAATTGTTCTGCCACATCTCCAACTTTTAGCGGCAATAACCAAACCTTCTACAACGTCGCCTTCACCAGCACATCCGCAGGCACCGTCACCATCAACGGAGTCAACAGCTTTAACAATCTTTCCTTTACGGGAATTACATCTGCTGGCCTAAAGAACATCAGCATCACTGCCAACCAAACCATTACCGGAACGCTGACACTCTCCGCAGGCACCAACGCCACGATGAGGACGTTCGTGCGGTCAGACACCATTGGCACAACACGCACATTGACCTGCGCCGCCGTCGCATCACTCACCGACATCGACTTCCGTGACATCACCATTGCTGGTGCTGCGGCCCCTGTCAGTGGTACTCGATTGGGTGACTGTAAGGGCAACAGCGGGATTACGTTCCCTGCGGCTAAGACGGCGTACAGATTTGGCACTTCTACGTCTTACGCTGGATCAAACTCATGGTCTTTGACGGCAGGCGGCGCAGGCTCTAACGACAATTTTCCTCTCGCTCAAGACACCGTTGTATTTATTGTTTCTCCGAGTGTTTTCCCTGCTTCTGGCGGGACAGTTACTGTTGATGCTGCCTACAACATCGGCACGATTGATATGTCTGCTCGTACCAGCGACACGATGACGCTGGCAACGAGTACGCAATCACCAACGATCTACGGTAACTGGATCAACGGCACTGGCACTGCGCTGACGGGCACGGGTACGCTGACCTTTGCAGGGCGTGGCAGTCAGACGATTACGAGTGCGGGCAAGACGTTTACGCAGGGCGTTCTTATTACGACCCCAGCTGGCTCCGTGTCACTGCTAGATGCTTTTACCAGCAGCAGGGCAAACTCAACAAGTTCTTTTGGAGTTGTTGCTGGCACACTAGATGATGGAGGTTACAACTTTACTTTGTCAGGCACAGACGCTGGGATACGCTTTGATGATTCGCAAGCCAACGCCGCTGCAAGAGCGGTGGTTGTAAACGGTACATGGAGTATCGGAGGAACACTTGATGCAGACCCCGCCACCAACCTAACTGTTTCTGGCGCGGGGGTCATAAACATGACCAGCGCTTTAGGAAAGACCTTTCAAGGGGGTAATGTTCAGACCTACCCAACGCTTAACCAAGGCGGTGCAGGTACTTTGACCATCACGGGCAACAACACCTTTGCCAACATCACCAACACCTACAGCGCAACGGGTGCAACGAACATCACCATTGGCACGACAACGCAGCGTGTAACGCAATGGACGGCCACAGGGGCGGCAACTCGGGTTCTGACGGTACAGGGCACATCTGCATCCAGTCCCGGCACACTGATCCTGACAGGCGGCACAGACCCCAACGTCGATTATTTGGCCGTCACCGGGGTGCGTGCGTACAGTCTGGTGGATACTTGGTACGCGGGGGCCAACTCAATCAACAACGGTTCTCTGGGATGGTATTTCCAAGCTGGGGTTCCCGTTGTCACCTCAACCGGCAATTTTTTGTTTTTCTTCCCAATGTGATGAATCACTGAGCAGTTAAAGGGCAAATTAAAATGTCTACGATTGACGCAACAGAAGCTCGACTGACCACACACGAAGAAGTGTGTGCGATCCGTTATGAGCAGATCAATGCTCGGCTCAAGCGTATAGAGGCGATTATGCTGAAAACCGCTGGGCTCATGATCATCAGCATGGCTGGGACAATCTTTGCGGCCATCTGGGTAACCAAATAGGTGTAACATGATTGATCCAGTCACCGCTCTTGCTGCCATATCGTCGGCAGTCCAGCTTGTCAAGAAAGTCTCAAAGACCGTTGACGACGTTGCATCGCTTGGGCCGGTGCTGGGCAAGTACTTTGACGCCAAAGAACAAGCCATCGAGGTAGTCAAGCAGGCTAAGTCTGGCGGCTTTAAGGGATCTGCACTGGGTCAGGCACTCGAATTGGAAATGGCGCTGGAGTCTGCTCGCGAGTTCGAGGAGCAGGTCAAAATGCTGTTCTTCCAGTCGAACAAGATGGACGTGTGGCTGCGCATCACGGCCAGAGCCAAGCAGATGGAGATCGACGCGGCTCACGATGCACGGCGCAAGAAGGAAGCGGCCAAGCGGCGTGAGGCCGAGATTGAAGAGGTCATCATCCTTTTGATTGGCCTTGCTGTTGGCGGTGCTGCAATCGCAGTCACCATCTGGGCTGTGGTAACTGGGTTCAACTGGTAATGACTAGATCAGAGCTTGAGATCATCATCAAGAAACGTGCCGCGATCACGGTCACGATCTTTGCCGCTTTGCTGGCCATCAACACCATGATCGGCAACAGCAACTCCAGCAAGGTTCTGACCAACACCATCGCTGCCAACAACATGTGGGCTTGGTATCAGGCCAAGAATGTCCGGTCTGTGGTCTACGAGGTTGCAGGACGCGAGCAAGACTCTGCAAGAATGCGCCAGGACATGGAAGAAATCATGACCAAGGCCAAGAATCTAGAGACGGAGCGTGATCGTGCAAAAGAGCGTAGCCCGTTCTACACCTATGCTGGAGCGGCTCTCCAGATTGGCATTGTCCTATCTACAGCAGCCATTTTGGCCGTTGCTATGCCTCTGTTCTGGGGCAGTGTAGGAACAGGACTACTAGGTGCCGCGATGATGTATTGGGGTTTTTATGTCGCCTGAACTGCAAAGGTACTATGAGAGCCGGTTTGACATGTTTGCCAGCCAGGGGTGGCATGACCTCATGGAGGACGTTGACAACATGTTAAGCAGCCTGAATAATATTTCCTCGATAGAGGATGAGAAACATTTACAATTCAGAAAAGGTGAGCTTTCTATCCTTACATGGCTGAAAACCTTAAAGAAGGTCAGCGAGGATGCGTATGAGGATCTGAGCGATGAAACGAATGTATGAATTTGTCTGCGTTTGCGGGCAGCGCACTGAGAAGTTGGTCGGTTATGAGACGGCTACTGTTCAGTGTGGATGCGGCGGTACAGCCAGCCGCGTCATAAGCGCTCCGAAGTTTAACTTGGAGGGGTGGTCTGGGAGCTTTCCGTCTGCACACGGGCGGTTTGAGCATAGACACGTTGAAAAGTTGAACGCGGAACGTAAAGCCAACTCATAAGCCTACGGTAGCCGAGTTGAATCTCCTACAACCTTTTTGGCAGGAAACATCATGCTGATAGACCAAGAATCGGATTTGCCGAGCGAACTGGAAGTACAGGAATCTAAGTCTCAACTCCCCGACAAGTATCGGGATAAGAGTTTGGAAGATGTAGTGCGGATGCACCAGGAGGCTGAAAGGCTGATTGGAAAGCAAGCCCAAGAAGTGGGCGAAGTCCGGAAACTGGCTGACGAGCTTATCAAACAGAACATTGGATCGAAACAGCAAATTAGAGAGGAAGAGCCAGAAGTAGACTTCTTTGAGAACCCTCAGAAAGCGGTTCAAGCGACAATAGACAAGCATCCGGACGTTCTTGCTGCCCGTCAGGCCAGCATGGAGTTCAAGAGGATGCAGATTCAGCAGAAGCTGACGCAAGAGCATCCTGACTATGCCAACATTGTTGGCGATGCTGAGTTCCAGAACTGGGTGAAGTCTTCATCCGTGCGTTTGGGGCTGTATGCGAAGGCAGATGCTGAGTTTGACTATGACTCTGCCAATGAACTGTTGTCTACCTTCAAAGAGTTGCGTGGCGTCAAGGCTCAAAAGGCTGGACAGGCAAGTGATGCCAGTCGAGCCAAGAGCATGAAAGCAGCGCAAGTCGATGTGGGTGGTTCTGGAGAGAGTTCCAAGAGGGTTTACCGCAGGGCAGACCTCATTCGGCTGAAAATGACCGATCCGGCCCGCTACGAATCCTTGAGTGACGAGATCATGCAAGCATACGCAGATGGACGGGTCAAGTAACCATCTTTTTTTTGGAGATTTAACATGCCTAATACCGCTTTTTCCCCAACCAATTCGGTAACCACCACCTCCGCAGCAGCCTTCATCCCCGAAATTTGGAGTGATGAAATTGTTGCTGCCTATAAGAAAAACCTCGTCTTGGCCAACGTGGTCAAGAAGATGTCTTTCAAAGGCAAAAAGGGTGACACCATCAACATCCCTAGCCCAGCCCGTGGAAATGCTTCGGCCAAGGTGGCAACTGATGCTGTGACGTTGATTGCTAACAGCGAAACCAACATTCAAGTGTTGATCAACCAGCACTATGAATACAGCCGTTTGATCGAGGACATCGTTGAGGTGCAAGCCCTGAC